GGATAACTTCCATGATATTTTTGTTAAGTATCTTTTAAAAAGCGCGGACATTAGATCTCGAATCGTCAAGTGAGGCTCGCAAATCAAACAGCTTTATTAATAGGCATGAAAGCCTAAAAAAAAAAAATAAAGGAGGTATGTTGTATGATTATTAAGGTAATGGATAAGCAGGACGTGAAGGAATGGGCTACTATTTACGATATGGCATCTGAACTTTGGGAACGAATCGAATCTGCACCAAAATGTTTGGAAGAGGGTGAATCTCTCGATGAACTTATGGAGGCGATTGAGAAAGTTTCAAAGGTGAAGCAGGCATTATCAGCAGTAGAGGCGGAAGGCTTGTATTCTGCTTATATTCCGACAGGTACACTTTAATTAGGCTTAGAATTGGGCTCTTAAACAGGGCCCAATTCTTTTTATTTCTTCAAAGGAGGTTTGTAGAAATGGGGCCAATTTATGACATAGAAGCTCGTTGTGCTTCGTGTGTGTTTAAGTACAACAAGATTCTTGGCAAAATGATACCATGCGATTGTTGTCTAAACGGATCGGAGTATGTTTCCGCAACAGATGACGACACCATTGTTGAATATGGGTGGCTTAACGATCCCGAAATGGTTAATGAAGTTATTGACATTATAGATGACATTCACCTAAGACTCGAAGCCTTAGATATGCTGATACCCGGTTCTCAAATAGGACAAATGACAAACGATACATATGATTATTTAACAGCCATAAAAAAGTCGTTAATTGATACATATGTTCAAGGAGTCAATATTCCAGGAACCCCATGTTACGAGCGACTTGGCGAAACTGAAACTTGCCTGGATCCGCCATATGAAGGATATTGCCAAGAAAAATTATGTCCATTCTAAAAGGAGGCAGATTGGCATGAATGATATTTATGGAGCTATTATCGTAAAGGATGGAAAAATCATCAATCCGGAAACGGACGAGACACTCATACACCATCCCGATTATATTTATGATGAGACCGGTGCGCCGATTGACGTCGATGACTTTCATGGATGGATCGGTGATGGAGACGTGTATGGCTCATGGATCGGTTTTTATAGAACACAAATATGGCTTATTCATAATTGTAACCTTATTCGCCGAGTCGATGTTCATGATGATTGTATAGTTACCGAAGACAAGCCGTTTGCTGTTATGGACAGTTTGCCAGATATGGACTTTATATATTTGTCATCGAATGACCCTTCTCAATATCGATGTTATTTGCGCACAGCTATTGGTAAATTCAAGGAACGAGAATATCGATGTTATTTCGGTTTGGGTCTCACAAATGAAATCGACACGTGGGAGAAGAACAAACAAAATAAGACGTTTAGATTTTCTCGATATGAAACACGTCAATTCGATGCACTGTTTGACTCGCAAACGAGGCAAGGCTCTTAATAGGCAGAGATGCCAAAAATTTATATTTTTTTGGAGGTATAATTATGAATGAAAAGCTGAAGAAAGTAAGAGACAAGGTCGAAGACGGTGTTGTCAAGGCTTACAACTGGACGCAGAAGCATCCGGTATTAACAGCTATCGGAACTACGGTTCTTGGTAGCGTTGTTACTGGAGTAATTGCGTATAAGGTTGGTGAGAGTCGAGGTGAAACGGCCGGTATGGAGATCCATGCTCGTGCACTTGGCGAGAAGATTCAGAAGCAGTCTCCTGGAACTATAAAACTTTTGGTGGAGAATGATGAATGGGGGCCGTATGCAGGACCGACAGAGCCCCATGACTTGGTAACAGAATCTGGAAGGCGACGGGATGCGATTACCGGTGCCATGATGATGAATCTCGATAACGGGAACGGCGCTTATGTGTTTAACAATGGCGACGAGCTCGATGTCGCGATTATTGAGGAACCAGATATCGCAGTATCTATGTTGACAGACATGCAGGAAATGTTCGCTAAGGATTGAGGCTTTGTCGAGGGTGGTGTAACAACCGCCCTCATTTTTTATGAGGTATTAAATATGGAGAAAAATTGTAGCAATTGTTATCATGCCGGACCGGGAGATGCACTCGAATGTCTTGACTGCTGGGATTATTCGAACTGGATTGATATTTGTGCTTATAGTAAGGAAAAGAAAGGGGACAATACTAATGAAATGGCGAGAAAAGCTAAACAAGATGGCGATGATTGATATTTTGTATATGCTTAGTGATAATGCGGTATGTCTTAAAGTGCTTTTTATGGATGACACTGGCCCCTGTGATATGGATTGCCATAAATGCCTGGAACGATTCCTTAATGAAGAAGTCGAGAAAGGAGGGCTTAGAAATGACAATTCTTAGGACAGAAGATTCATTAAAGGTGATTCGTAAATTGTCGGACTGGCTCGAATACATCGATGCGCCCTACACATATGGGGGGGGGTATTGGAGGCATTCTGGAGTGGTAGGTACTATGGAAGCGAATGGCTTGAAGACACGGATTAAAGGAGGAAAGTAGTATGTTTGATGAGTTGATTGAATCTGTATGCCAAAAAGTGGCAAAGAAGTCATCGAAAGCTGTAAAAAAAGAGGTGAAGAAAAAAGTTGATGCCGCTACGACTGGAGAGAATGGACAAAAGCTCTTAATTGGCGCGTGTGTTCTGTCTTGTGCTGCTATTACATTTAGCCTTGTTTCTAGAAATTCTAAGCCGGTCGTAATAAATGTGTACAATAACGGAGGTATGAAATGATTAACGTCATCATGGATACAAAAGAATTGGCAGAACTTCTAGGAGTCAGCCAGAGCACCATTAGAGGCTGGGTTCAACGAGGAATGCCAAAATGCCTCGTAAGCGTCAATAGAGGATACCGATACTATCTCGGAGATGTTTATATTTGGCTTTTAACCCTTCATAAAACATCGAATTCAAATAAATGGCAACCGAGATATTTAAAGGTTTCAAACTACGTCAGTTCTTGCTATTGCCCAGAATCTATAAAATTTAGTAGCTATGTTGTTAAAAAGCGAAACGAATTGGGATTAAATGGGCCGAAGTCTAAAAGCAGATGCGAAATTACTCCACATTCACCGCATAGAGTTCAAGACGTTGCATATTTGTTAGACGTTACACCAAATACAGTATGTACGTGGATTCGAAATCATGACGATTTTCCAGCTACTCATGATGGCCCGTATAAATCGTTTCTGATTGATGTAATCAAACTGTTTGACTGGATGAAAAACCAGAAAAAACAATCTAAATGGAGGAAATATTGGCTTCGTCTGGATTATTATATTCGGACCGGAAGAAAATGTGATGACTCCGTGTTTGGTGATCTTTTAAACGTAAAGGAGAAATAATCATGGTAGGACAAATAATAGCGAACACTCGACCGCTATGCATTCGTGTAGAAACACGGCTAAAAAATATGGGATTGCCAATTGTTTGTGACTCTAGTTCTTGGAATAGAATCTATACAGTCTCAAATATTGATAGTGATACACATGACGAATGGGAGTATTTAAAATCTATGTTTGGCAACGACGTCATTTTCAAGGAGGATGAGTAACAATGGCATTCGAAAACGAGGCATTAAAGGAGTCATTTGTAGAGCATTTGGCGAATCTCTACCAAGAACTCATTGATATTAAGACATTTGTTGAAGATCGCGGCTATACTCTTAGTAACAGTGAAGAAAACTTTTGCAACGATGCTGAAACACTGGTGGACGATATTGAAATCTTACTTGACGAACTTACAAATTAAAGGAGGAAAAGAGCGATGACTGAGAAGGTGAATCATCCGAATCATTATCAAGGAAGCATTGAAGTGATCGATTACATCGAGGAGTATTCAAAGAATTATCCGAAGGAATTGATATTTGATTTCGGTAATACAATCAAATACGTATCCCGTGCACCTAGAAAGAACGGAAAAGAAGATCTTGAGAAAGCCAAATGGTATCTCGACCGAATGATTAACAAATGGGATACTGTCATTGAGGGTTATGGCAAAGGAGAAAAAGAGGAGGTTTGAAATGCTTATTCGTTACCAATGTGATAACTTCGGTTCGTATAGAATCAGCGAGGTTGATGATGTGCTTGTTTTATATGATGAGTTCGGAATGGTTGCTGGTGTAGGTTTGTGTAATTGCGGAAACATCATCGCTCATTGTCACGATTCTCAGGTATACAAGTATATGAAAGAGACTACCGAAGCACTTTTCAATCATGGAAAGATTGACTTCGAAGATCATCTTTTCTATACCGTTTACGATTATGGGGAGGAAGAAGATGAAGAATGATATTCAGAAAGCTATTGATGAAAATTGGGCAAGAATCGCCGCAAAATTTAACACCATGCAAGCTTTACAATGCGAAGAACTTCAGAAAAAGAATGATATTTTGCGTAAAGAAATCGGTGATAAACAGCTCGATTATTGTGTATCAGTACTATCATATTATAGCCCGTTACCGCCATCTTGCTGTGATATTGGTGGGCCGCTTATGTCCTTAAACGATCCATATCTGTATCTGCCTGGAGTTGTCAATGCGTTAACTGACCCGCCGGAACCAGGAACACCAATTTGTAAGGAGAAAGAGGAATGAAAGATTTCAAGGAACTGTATGAACAGGCTATCGAGGTTGGTTTTTCAGGAAAACTTCGTGGACTGATCTATAACCGCGAGCTTGTGAACGAAGCTATAACAAGTAATGATGTAGAGGCACTTCGGAATCTGTTTCAGAGATATATTAATCTTCGCAATCTCGGTGATGCCGTATTCCAAGAGTTTGAGACTGGTACCAAGCCCGCAGAAATTACGTACTTTAATGAGCGTGTAGATGAAGCCGGCATGTTTGAGTGCCGTGCTTGTGGCGCTGATTTAAAGGAATTTACTAAATACTGTCCTCATTGTGGCAGACTTAATATTGATTTCAAGGAGGAAAACTAAAATGGCTAATGCGCATATGATCATCGACCCCCATACGGATATTCTTACGCCGATCAAGGGTAACGAATATTCCCTCATTGAGGAAGCAGCTCGAACTTGCTATAAGTCTGAAGCTGCGAATCATGACAATAACTCTGATATCTCTAAGCGATTTGTTAAAGGACTCATTAAGCGTGGGCATGAGGCAATGCTTGAACACTCTATTTTATCGGTTCGCTTTGTAACTGACAGAGGCGTGTCACATGAAATCGTTCGGCATCGACACTTCTCATTCGCTCAAGAATCAACGCGGTATGTCGATTATAAGGACAGCGGTAAAGCTGGAGGATTGATATTTATCAAGCCTTTCTGGTACGACGACACTAGCTTTAACGATAAGAAAATATTTGACGAATATCTGACAAGTGTTTCGTCTACATATTACTACCTTAGAGACTGCGGACATACGCCTCAAGAATGCCGAGCTGTACTTCCTAATTGTACGAAGACCGAAATTGTCGTTACTGGTAATTACCGCGAATGGCGACATTTCTTCAAACTCAGAGCAGCAAATTCAACAGGGCCCGCACATCCTGATATGAATAGAGTCGCTTGCCCACTTCTTGTTATGATGCACGAGCTCGTACCGGTCGTTTTCGATGATATTTATGAAACCATGATTAATGACAAGCAGGCGAAAAAGTATATGGATACGTCCAACTGTTTTTATAATTGGCGTTGAACCCTCTCGCATCTTTTGCAATCCTCTTAATAGAGGGAGAAGCAAAGGGCTAAACTCCCAGAATAAAAGGAGGAAATGGTATGATGACGAGAAAAGAATATATGGAGACGATTGTAAGACCGATGCAGGTGAAGGCTAATAATCAATTAATAGATCGGGTAGCTGATCTACTCAACGACTGGAGAATTCAGTATTTGAGTGGCGAGTTAACCCGAGAAGAATTTGATTCAAAAACCCGAACCTTGGATCAGAGACTTATCGATCTCTGCCAAGTACAAATCGAGGAAGTGTAACAGCTTCCTCCTTGTTTTCTTTTATAATTGGCGTTGAACCCTCTCGCATCTTTTTCGATCCTCTTAATAGAGGGAGAAGCAAAGGGCTAAACTCCCTGCACATAAAAAGGAGGAATTAGTTATGTTTGAAAAGATTAATTGGAGGAGATTCGGTAGCGGCCAGGAGACACTGGTGATAATGCCGGGTGATGACGTTACGGAAATCGTGAGGGCATTAACTGAAAGAAACTTTACGACGAGCGATGGGTTAAAGCCCTATGCCGATGCAGGATTTTGTCATCGGATTGGGTGCGGCATCCCAATGTATGTCGTAAAGGACCAGGGAAGACTTCACGATTACGCATACGTTGACAAGAGCAAAACAAAACTGGTGCGGCTTAGAAAGTCGATACCGAGCAAGGCAAAAATCAAAGAGGAAGTGTAACAGCTTCCTCCTTTTTTTCTTTTATATTTTGGAGGTAAAGCATGATCATTAAATCTGAATGGGAGTACCGTTATATTCTCAAAACACTCGACGGACAACTCGACTTTATGAAAGAGCTCCGATGCGATCATATGGAGGGGCTTGCCAAGGCCCTTCCTGAGTTTCGCAATAATGCCATGTATATGCGAGTTGAGAAACTTCGTAATAGAATTATTATGGGGTTTAAGGAGAATAGTGGTAGATATCCATTTTCTGTAGAGATTTGAGCTTTATATTTTGGAGGTAATTATTATGGAGTACATGTTTATCGAAACGCTTAACAATCACTTGGCAACAGATCGTATTGAGGAACTTTGCGGTCATCACAACATGGATCATGATAAGGCAGGATACACGGACTTTGCAACTCTTGTAACCAAGGTGCCAGCAGATTTTCCAGTTGATGAAATTGAACATGAAGATTGGTTCTTCGGCTATGATATCAAGGAAGACTACACGGAGGGGATGTTCTGATGAAAACGTTTGACGAAATCTGGGCTGAAATTGCTGAGGATAATTTAAAGGAAATACTCAGCTACAATATTAAGCAATTGTCCGTGTATAAATCAGAACAGTATCAGAAAGGGGCAAAAGAAGACATAGTAAAGGCTCGCGAGTATTATGACCAGCTTCGCGAACAGATCTTACGCGGTGGATCTTTAGTATATGTCGATAAACCCGCGTGGACAATATTTGATTATAATCATTTCAAATTCAATAAAGACGACGATCTCAGTCCGGGCCACGACAACTTTGACACCGCTGAATTCTTAGAGGCCTATGGTTTCGAGGATCATTACTTTTATCTGGCGTGGATTAAAGGATATGACACGCCAATGAAAATTAAGATGCATATTGACCCGAGTAGTTATATTGAAATCGTATCAATTACTCTATATAAATCAGATACCGATAGCACGATCTACTTCTGGGATTGGCCAGAGAAGTTCTTAGCGTTCATGCCGCTGCCAGATTTGCCGGAACATTGATATTCTTCTCGCAAACGAAACCACTATCTTAATAGAAAGGATGGTGGTCTAAATGACCGAAATGACTAAGACGGACAACAAGAAGAGAATTTTTTGGTTTTGGGACCCGTCACTGACATTGTATGTTAGTATTAGGGATGGCTATCAGGAGAGACTCGAGAGAGCTCAGAGTAGTATCTTTAGAAATATATTCAAGAAATACTACGACGAGAAAATCGAAGATCTCCAGCAGTCTATTATGTGCTATAGTGCAGTTATCGACGGGTTGGTTGCAAAGATCGAAGAAGAACAAAACGTTATCGTTCTTAGATCTGACGGAATGAAGACGATCTAAGTTTAAAATTAGGGATACTTTTACAGTGTCCCTTCTTTTTTATATTTTAAGGAGGCTTTCTTATGCTGTGGACGGACGAAATTAAGCAGTATGCCGACTCTTTGCCTAGTGAGAAACGTAAAGAATTTATGAAAGGCTTACGAGAAGGATTTGAGCTTGGTAATCATTTATATCCTAGACGTGGTGATAGTCGTAGTTCCACACGGACAATAGAATTTACAAATCTTGTATGTTGGCTCGAGTCTGAAAAGGAGAATGAAAAATGATAGATGGTTCTGGATACACAATTGTTGATTGGCTGTCTGCAGGTTTGGCAATTTATAGTGGGTATACTAAATGTCCTGAGTGCTCGTATGGGCAACGATTCGCTCATTGTTGACGTATCACTTTATGTTTTTGATTGGAGGTAATTGATATGACTATTGAAGAACGCGATTCCTACTATAAAAAACTTATGGAGGAGCAGGCTGCTGATCTGACAAGAAAGCAATCATTGGTGAAGATAGGCGAAGACGAAGTAGAGGTTGACGCTTTGATTTCGGATTGTGTCCTGTCACTTAATGATGCTGGGTTTAAAACTTTATATTCTTGTTCCGGGCATGAATTAGATTTCTTTACTCAAGGATATGTTATGTTTGTAGGGTTTGATTATGATAGACTTTTGGTCATCCTTAATGATATTCCTGAGTTTATCATAGAACACGATTTTCGAATTGAGGACACATATACTCATTTTGGCAGCATGCATTTAGTTAATCCTAATAAGGATCAGATAGACCTGGCTCGACGTATCATGAGTCAATATGGATCGTATGCAATATGTCATAGGCTGGTAATACGTCTATCTTTCTGGGAGGATTCTAATAGATGGACCTCAGAACATCGTGATCAAAACTTCAAAGAGACTATGGAGGCATTTAATAAATTAAAGGAGGCTGTTGGCAATGGTAAAGACCGAAACTAAAAAGGAAACTATCTGTCAAGACGTTATCATCAGCGAAGAGTGTAGATGCGATCGCTGTGGTAGACATCTGTGGTTTCACACTAAAGATGGATGGAAGAAGCCTGGATTCAAGGACACAGCAGACTACTATCATATCGTTACCGGACATCATGATTGGGGTAATGATAGCGTTGATAGTATTGAGATATACGATGTGTGCGTAGGTTGTGCAAAGAAAATGTATGAAGAATATATCGAAGATAGTTTTAATAAGATAAATACTTTATATTTTGAGTGCGGTCATGAACGAACATGGGACGAAAGTGATGAGGAGGAAGAGGAATGAAATCTGTAAGAAATAGAATTCGAGATCATGAGGAAGAGATCATTTACGATGCATTAAAGGAATGCGCTCCGTCGTATGTGGCTCAAGGGGCTGCTATGGTGATGTATTCCATGGAAATATGTGGCATAAGTAACAATGATATTTTAAGAGTCTATGACGAATTTCTCCAAATTTTGAAACGAAAAGATGTCATGGGGAAGCAGCCGACGTGCATTGGTATGATGAGGCATCTAAAATCGAAATATGACATTGATATTAGCGACATTGAGGTAAATTATCCAGAGTTTAAGAGTTTTGTAAAGGAGTGGCGTAAATGAATAATTCTATTAAGGATAAGCTGATGGGTGCTACTTTCTGTGGAGAATTTCTTACGTTTACCAGTTTTCTATATACTAGGTTTGGGTGCGACACATATGACGAACGGCACATTTGGCTTTGGGTTTGTTCGATTCTCGCAGGATTGACTCTTTTTTGTGGTGGTGTTTGGATTGGTTTCTGTATTTCGCAAAGACTAACAAACAAAAAAGAAAAATGACCACTCGCATGTTTTGCAACCCTCTTAATAGAGGGAGAAGCAAAGGGCTGATCCCCAAGATTAAAGGAGGAATCTATATGACTAGAACGATAATGAAGAGAACGATGTTCGGAGCGATTTTCACGCTCGAGAAGGATTTCTCGGACGGAACTGTTTACTTTGCTGTAAACGGAAACCGCACGGGTAAGACCTTCTCGAATGCTAAGAGCGCATTCGAATGGGTGAAGAGCAATATTTTCGAGGAGTCTTAACAGGCTCCTCCTAGTTTTTTCTTTTTCTATTAAAGGAGGTTTGGCGCGGATGTTTACTAAAATAAGAAACAATGTTGTTGTCAGTTTGATCTTTGTCGTATTCTGTGCGTTGATTACTTTTTTAGACTTTTATGGCGATTGTCCTTTAACGCTCGATACCAGATTCCAATATGAGATATCTTGGACGGACGAGGGAAACAAACATCATAAACGGTACGTTAACGAATACGAGATTATCGAAAACCCAGCAACTGAAAATAGAATTATATTTTTGTACGACGATTACCGGATTGTGTTACCTTGCAGCATGGTAACTATAAGAGAGGTTTATTGATATGCTTGAGATTCTTTTTAATTACAAAAGTGACACAACCCCAGATTATAAACGGCGATACACTTTAAACATAACAGACGATGCGATAATGAAAGATTTTCAATGCTCGTTCCGAAAATTTTTCGAGAACTATAAAGAAAATTATATTCGGTACGTTACAGCAGAAGAAATTGCAAATGTTTTATATATTTCGCAGCATAACGTGTATAAATGGACGAAAAATGGGATGCCAGTTCATAGAACACAATCTGGGAAAAGAAAAAATAGATATTTGTGGAGTGAGATTATTCCATGGATAAGTATCCACCACCCCTCTTATATCAAAGTGTATGAGCGATATTTGGAGCGTTTAAAGGAGGAAGAGAAAAATGAATAAGGATAAATTTATTCGATTAGTCGTTCGCGAGTCTTATGATACGATGACTAATAAAACTGAACCATATTACTCGATTGTATATGAGAATGCGGACGGTAAAGAAACATGCGGATATTCTTCGTATGATTTGGGTACAATCTCTTCTTATTTAAAGGAGTATTTTGGCGCTAACGACTATCTTTTTGAAAAGGTTCTTTATCACTGCACTACGCCGAAGAAAGCTAAGATGTATCGTGACACGGGTGCTATCTTAAAACCGGTAAGAGGGTTCACAACTTTGCAAGCTGCTATGGCTTGGTGCATTCACACAGGTCGTACCGTTATCTATGAGATTAAAGGCGGCCCAGCATATAAGCTTCCTGATCACCATAACAAGTTCGGAGAGGCATGGTGGATTGACGAAGATATACCTATCGATAGAATCAAGGCTGTGAGATTCGATATAAGCAAGCATAAATGTGGTCAAGTAAAGGAGGAAGAGGAATGATTGAATTTAAGACTAAGGTAGTACATACTTGTGCTTTTTGTGGGCGCGAAAACGAAAGCTATGATGATATCGGTTATTATACGATTTATATTAATCGGCGGTGCGCTAATGCAATTACAAGAAGTAGCACCGAAAGACCTATCGTAGAAAAAACTATGTGCGGTGAGTGTTACAACAAACTCTGTTTATATTTGACGAACGAGCTTACTAATAAGGAGGGAAAATAATGGGACTGACAGAAGGACATCTGCTGAATGATGAAGGAGGAGCTTGGGCGCCTATTGGCGGGTGGTCTGATAAACCTAATTTGTCGGTACATCTGTAACCGGTGTGCTGTCAATCTATATTTCCTCAAGGTATGTACAAGAGATCTAAGTACCCCAGAAAAGAATACATAGCACTTCTCGATGTCATGTATCAGGCCATTGGCGACTATAAGGAAGCTGTCGATAAACTAAAGGAACTCGAGGAGCGAGGACCAGAAATCAAGAAAATAGAACGACAGATAAACTTCATATCGTGGATGCTGGCTTATATAACGGAGGTAATGGACGATGAAAGCTGATGAGATTGAGATTATAACCGCGGATGTAATTGTATTAGATGCAGAGAATCGTATAGCAGAACTTTAGAAAGAGCGTCCTAACTATAAGTATATTTCGGGAGTCGGTTTTTATTGGGATGCAAACAAGGATGAACAATTTATTGAGTATTGTAGGTTAAGGAATGAACATGAAAGACTCTCAAAGTGTTGACCAATGTGATATTTCTCGCAACTCACTAATTGAGATTATGGAGTTATTGGAGGTAACTATTATGAAAATTTATACTATCGGTCACGCGATATTAGAAATTCTCGTCAATGAGGAGCCTATCTTATCGTTTGAGAATTGGGAGAACAATATTGCGCATCTTAAGAATGTTCTTTTGTATTTAAACATGAACAACGTCAACTGTAGCATGAAAGACGTTAAGTATCAGCAGGTTAATAGTCGCGATCAGTTGTTTAGATTCAAGATATTCTGGGATACTGACAATGTACCGGATATAAAAAAAATACTTGATCAGTTAAAAACCGGTGACATAAGTCATTATATGTGTACGGATTACTTTAGAATACGTATAGTAGGTGGGACCAAGTATGACGAATATTCTGAAACTGAACTTTGTTGTATGCCGGGGCTTGGCTGGTAATTAGCGAAGATTTTTAAGGAGGATAAGAATATGAACAGAATTAAAATTGTGAAGGCTAAGGACTTTGACTGGGAGGCATTTAAGCGTAGGGAATTTTTTATTATCGTACGTTCCCGCAAAAGTGCAGTAAAAATCCTTCGATTTCTTTCTGATCAAGGATACATATGGGGTTGGAGTGAAACTTCGATGCTCGAAGACATTCGTATGAAGGAGGAGTTATTGGAACGTGCTGAGACCAATCAAGTTTATATTTGCGCTGGCGGTGCGGTACCGAATGGTGTTTTGATTGATTGCAGTCATTCATTATATAATCGTGAAACAGTTGAAATCGATTTTGAAGAACAGTCTACTAATAGTAAAATCGTAATCACTAACGACGGAAAAACCACAACGGCCACATTATATTCTAATGGCAAGAAAGCTGGTATTGGGACTGCCATTTGTCACGATGACGATGAATTTGATATTTATACTGGATCCACACTCGCACTTTTGAGACTTGAGAAGAGTGAGAAAGAAACTGAGATGACTGACTGGGAGAAGTTTGTCAAGGGCGAGGTTGATATGCGGGTTCCAAAGAAGTATATTCGAAACTTTCTTAGCAGGTCGGAGAAGGACAGTTTGACCTTTAAAGGAATGATGTCCGACTGGTATCTTAGATGGCTTGGGCAGGATGGCGATAGTATTGTGGTTTCTGTTAACCGCAAAATCGAAAAGATTCCGGTTTTGACAGAAGTTTTTCGCGATGATACTAGCAAGACGATTAATTATATTCCCGGAATGAAGTAACAGGGGCAACTAACTCGCAAAATAAACAAGGCCCTTAATGGAGAATGAATAAAAACCATTCTCTTCAATTTTTTTTATATTTTTATCACAAGGAGGAAACAATAATGAGTTTCAATTTTAAGGACACATTCGACGCTGTAAAGAGAGGCGTCATCGAGCATGCACCTGAGATCCTGGTTGGTCTTGGTTGCGCATCCGTTATCGCTGGTGTAGTATTCACTAGCAAGGCGACTCTTAAGATTGCTGAGAAGAAGCAGGAGCTCAAGGAGGAGCTGGAGGAGACTGTCGATCAGGCAAAGGCTGATATGCAGGAAATCGATGATGGTCTTGAGAATGAGGTAGAACTCAAGGATGATACCAAATATTCCAAGACCGATGCAATGAAGGATAAGGCAATTGTTTATAAGAGAACTTTCAAGAGTGTTGTAAAAACAGGAGCAACCGTTGCCAAGGAGTATGCACCTGGCGTGGGATTCCTCGTAACTGGCCTCGCTCTGATTCTCTGGTCGCATAAGATTCTCAGAGACAGAAACGCAGCCCTTCTCACAGCATACTCTGCACTTGACACAGCGTTCAAGGTTTACAGAAGTCGAGTAATCGCTGATGGCGGTAAGGAAGCTGATGCAAAGTATCTTTACGGCACGAAGACTGAGGTGACTGAGAAGAAGGTTGTGAATCCGGAGACTGGACTTGAGGAAACTGTTATGGAGTCCAAGGAGGTTATTGACTATCCTCTTGGCAGCCCGTACGCACGAATCTTTGACGAAAATAATCCCATTTATGAGAAGTCTGATAGTGGTAACGTTTGGAACCGTAATCATCTCAAGAGACTTGAAGATTGCGCAAATGAGAAACTTGATCGAGTAGGGTACGTATATTTGAACGATGTATATACAATGCTCGGTTTCGAACCCACTGAGATTGGTCATCACGTTGGATGGAGAAAAGATGGTGACGGCGATGGCAAGATTTCTTTCGGTATTGATCTGACATATACGGATCCTCGTTTCAAGGATTTCATCGACAAGGAGCGCATGGAGCGCATTATCGTTCTCGACTTTAATGTTGACGGCATCATTGACGATAAGGTGTATAAGGTCGACACTCGCAACAATGGTCTTGGATTTAACCAGATGTGTAAGATTCAGAAGGCCCTTGCAGATGCAGAGGCTGGTAGAGCTGAGCATGATAGCGTTTACGATCGCATGGACGAAGAGGCTTGGGCAATTCAGAATAAGTAAGTGGCTGATGAGACAAATTGATTTGAGGTTTTATATTCTATGCGCGCGGAATGTAAAACCTCTATTTCATTTGTCTTTATATTTTGGAGGTTGAGAATTAATGCTGAAGAAGTTGATTCTTGCAGCCGGTGTTGCAATTGTCGGGGTCATCATGCATAAGATATTCAAAAGTAAAGTATCTGAAGATCTTGCGAATGATGCTTGCGAGACCATGCATGATATTTTAAAGGAGGAATGCGGCTTGAATGTTAAAGAAAAAATCGTTGATAAGGTTCGGGACGTTAAGGATTCTGTGCATGAAATTATCAACGTGCTTTCGAACCCTGATATTTGCGGAGACGCCATTCGAACTGAGTCTATGACACTAGAGGATTCTTACAGAGAAACCTTTATCAATAACCAATTTAAATACAATGCTTTGTATCGAAATTTTATGACAGCGGGCAGATTCAGTATTATATTTAGCTTAGCATTCTTTTTGATTGGTCTTAAATTTCGAGAAATCGGTAATGTAGTTTATGAAAGAGATATGGCGTTTCATTCGGAGGTGGGTGGCCGATGCTGAAGAAACTCATATGCGGAATCCGGCACAATGATCTCGAGGTGCGTGACGAGTTTGTTAATAAACAGCTTTGGTATGGAAAGCTCGCAAAGAACGTTGGCCTTTTAGGCGCATCTGTATTCATCGGGTCTATTATATTCAGAATCGCCATTCATGAACGTGCACTCACTAATCAGGACGAATATTTTTAAGAGGGATATGGACTAAATTAAAAGGAGGAAAAATTTATGACTTTTGTAGAAATGAGAGACAAGCTTATTGAGCACTTTAACGAAATGGTGTCTGATGGAGCGCCACTGTTCACAGTTAGTCTCGATAAGGATGAGCTGTGGGAGACGTATCTAGGCTCGTTTACCGATGAACAGAATCCGATCTTCAAGGTAAGACGGAAATATGATTGCTCCTGCTGTAGGCATTTCATCAAACAGATTGGAAATGTTGTTACTATCAAAGACGGCATTATTGAGACTATTTGGGATATTTTTGAGGCAGAGTCTGATCCTGATTATGGTCATATGCTAGATATTATGAGCAGATATGTTCACAGGAGAGCTAGTTCTGATGATATTGAGAACTTCTTCCTTTCAAGGGGAGCTAAGATCGGCGTGCATCATAATTTCGCACTATATCCGGGCGGCGAACAGCACAAATTTAATCACTTCTACCTCGAGCTTCCGGAACAGTATGTAGTTAAGGATCCTATTGAAAGAAACGCAAAGCTTAATGACTATAAGACGGGCATGGAAGCATTCAAGAGGGCACTGCGAGAAATTGACATGGATGCTCTTGATACAGTTATTGACCTGTGTGAGTCTAATAATCTTTATCAAGGTGGAACTTATTGGAAGATGGTAAAGGCATTCAAGGAGTATAAGACTGCATATATCGAAGCTCTCGAAGACGGTGTGTCATCTACGAGGTTCGCTTGGGAAAATTCCGTCAAGGCTGGTTTTGACGTATGCCGAATCCGTAATCGAGCGATCGGTACTCTTCTCGTTGATTTGTCCAATGGCATGGACGTCGAGGAAGCTGTGAGAAGATACGAAGTCGTTACAGCGCCCACAAACTACCGTCGTCCAAAGCCAATCTTCACGAAGAAGATGCTTGAAGACGCCAAGAAGACTATCTCGGATCTTGGATATTTGGATTCTCTGCCGAGACGCTTTGCTAAACTCGACGACATTTCAGTAAACGACGTACTCTTTGCTGATAGGGATTCCGCCACGCGTATGAAAGACAGCGGCGACGTATTTGATATTCTCTCCAGTATGACCTCGGTGAAGCCAGTCGGGCGATCGAAGAACTTCGACAGTGCTCCTGAAGTATCGGCTGATGAGTTCATCAATGATATTCTCCCAACAGCGCGACGCATTGAGGCTTATGTTGAGAATAAACATCGGAATAATTTTATGTCGCTTATCGCTCCCGTGAATGGCGAGTCTAAATCTATGTTCAAGTGGGGCAATAATTTCTCTTGGACATATGCTGGTAACCTCGCAGATAGTGACATGAAGACAAGAGTAAAGGCCATGGGAGGTAATGTAACCGGTGATCTTCGATTCTCAATTCAGTGGAATGAAGACAGTCATGACAACTGCGACCTCGATGCGCACTGCGTCGAAGCTAATGGTCACGAAATTTACTTTAGAACTTATCGGGCGCCTAAAATCTCGTTAAATGGCGGACAACTTGATATTGATATTATTAGCCCTAATGGCGAAATCGCGGTTGAGAACATCGTGTTCGAGGAACGTAAACGCATGACACCCGGACACTACGTATTCGGCGTTCATCAATATTCTGGTTCGGCGCGTAAAGGTTTTAGAGCTGAGATTGAGTATGACGGGCGAATCTTCAAGTACGATTATGATAAGCCTATGAAAACGGGTGATATGATTGTAGTGGCCGATGTGTTCCTCGATTCTAACGGGGCGTTTACAATCAAGCATATTATTCCTGAGGAGGGTGAATCTGCTCGCACTATCTGGAATGTACCCACTAATAAATTTGTTCCTGTATCAGCAGTTTGCTATTCGCCTAACTACTGGAGTGCTTGCGAAAATCCTTGTGGTCATAAGCATCTTATGTTTATGTTAAAGGATTGTATCAGTGACGAGACTCCCAGCGGCATGTTCAACGAGTATCTTGTATCAGATCTTTACAATCATCGAAAGGTGATGGAAGCTCTTGGTGGTCAGATGAGAGTCGAAAACACTGACGATCAGCTGTCTGGACTCGGGTTTGCTCTTGATAGAAGGGCAGAACTTGTAGTCAGGGTAACTAGTGATACTGATACAAAGGTATATAGAATCAAGTTTTAAATATAAATTGGAGGTAATCATTATGACTAAGAAGACAAATAAGATTGATATTTTCAAGTACGCTGCGAAAAATACCCTCAGATTCCCGTTCAAGGGCGGTATTACAGTTGAAGACCTTTTCAAACTTCGCATGGAGGATCTTGATATCGTTTATAAGACCCTTAATGTTCTGTACAAGCAGGAGACGAACGACTCGGATTCTCTCATGAATGATAAACGTGAAGAATCCGCTACAGCAGAACGTCTTAGAATCTCTATTGATATTGTCAAGGAGATCTTCGAGGATAAGAGAACTGAAGCTGAAGCAATTTTGAAAAAGCGTGAAAAGGAAATCAAGATGCAGAAAATTCTCGAAGCTATCGATAGAAAGGAGAACGACGCACTTTCCGATAAATCTATTGACGAACTCAAGGCAGAGCTTGATTCGCTTAGTGAGGGATAAACGTTATGGAAATGACGGAACTAACTTACAATCTTTGCAAGAATTGTGGAAAACTTATCAGAGTTGGCGAACAATATTGCAAAGCCTGTGAGCGTGAAGTTTACACAGAAGAAAAAGGGCGCGAGGCTTTAGAAAATCTTCTTTGGGAACTTCGCGATAAAGGTGTCCTTAGTAGAACCTGATTCGCAACATTTTCAACTTCTTTAATAGAAGGGGAATGAAGCAAAGGGCTTGAATCCCCAGATATTAAAAGGAGGAATTTGTATGAAAACGAAAACTACAATCGAAAGCATTCTGGTGACTATCATGTCTGCAGTTATTGGGGTTGGATTTATATCTAGCACTGGAGTTGAACTTATGATCGAGTCTGTTTGCTACGGAACACCGGACGGTGCTATCCTGGCGGCGGTAATGATCATTAGCGGCTTCGTTATGGTATGGTTCGCTAACCACGAAACCCACAGCTGGTGTGATGAACCCATGAATGGTGACGAGGAGGAAGAGGAGTCTTAACAGGCTCCTCCTAGTTTTTTCTTTTTATATTTTATCAAATGCAACAAGGAGGAAAACGATAATGAACGACAATGTTAAAGGTTTGGTGGGGTTTGTGATCGGCGCTGCTATATCGGGTGTGTCTGTATGGCTCTATCAAGATAAGCGGCTTTCTGATCAATTCCTCAAAGAGATTGACGATTACAAGAAATCGCTTGTAGGAACACCCGTCGAAAAGGGCGATGAGATTCCGGAATCGGCACTCAAGGCTGCCGAAGCCATTCAAAAGAATGCAGAGACTAAGCCAGTTGATCCACAAGAAAGTCTTAAAAGACCGGTCGACACCAGAAAGACAAATTACTCTAAGCTCACTCGTAATTACAGGACAAGTGACCGCAATGATACAGAAGAATCTTTGAAGGAGGATAACGAATCTATGAAAGTAAACGCATATTATATTTCTGAAGATGAATACTATTCTGAAGATGTCCCTGTTGGGTATAAGTTTTTTGAACTGTTTCTCTCTGCTGACGATAAGGAATTGTTTGACAAGAATGGTGATCTATTTGTAGATCCTCAGACGGCTTTCGGTTGGGATCTGTACGAAGAGATCAAGAAAGCACACGATCCGGTATATGTAAGAAATGACGATTTGAAAGAGATGTACTCAATCGACATCGAAGAGTAATCTTTTGTAGGAGGTTTTATATTTATGAATAGCGGGACGATTAAAGGTTTAATAGGTCTTGTAGTTGGTGCTATTATCGGTGGCGTTGCTGCATATAAGATACAAAAAGAAAGATGGGAAGACAAATATTACGAGGAAGTCGAGAAGATCAAGGATGATTATATTTATGCCAGGGGAGATTTCAAGGAAGATGTGACTGACTCAAATGAAGAGGATATAGACAGCGAGGAAGATGCCGCAATTTGTAAACGATACATCGACGAATACAAGGCGGCCCATCCTATACCCACCGAAAATGTTCCAGAACGCGATGAGAATGATCCCTATTCAAGTCCTACTTTGGTGCGCTTTAGGGCAATGAAAAAAGAACGAGAAAGACAACGTATGAAAACTCGCCCATATGTGGACCATCCTTATTATATTTCGGAAGACGAATATTATCAGATGTGTGAGTCGATATTTGATTATCAAGGATATGAATTGTACTTCGAAGAGGAGACCGGTGATGTGTATAATGTCGATGGTACGCTTTTTGAAAAAAGGGACGATGCATGGATACGTTTAGGAAAAGGAATGCTTGATATTCGTTTAGACGAGGCGCCAGATCCTCTTTATGTCCAAAACGATGATTTGAAAGAGGTGTATATGCTATTCAAATCTAGGGGGAGTGGTATGAATGAACATCGTCATTCTGCTGGACCACCTAGTAATAATGTATGGCACCGTTATGAATTTGACGACTTAGATTCAGAGGAGGAGTAATTATGATCATTTCAAGAATTTATATTTTAGATCGCGAACAGGCACACGACATGCTTTCTGTTTCAATTGCAGATCAGGGGCTTGATGTTATTAGGACATACAAAGAAGGCGTCAAGTTCGTATATGAGGTTAAAGGCGAATTTGATGAGAAGTTCATCAAAAATTATTATTGGTTTATGGGGGTTGATAAGATCTCCGATGGTACTGGTGAACTTATGGAACCCGTAGATGGCTCTGAACTCGAGGCTTTTATTGATTTGGCCGAACATACCGTTTCTGGACTCATTGATGAATAACGATCTCGCATGATTTTCAACTTCTTTAATAGAAGGGGAATGAAGCAAAGGGCTTGAATCCCAGACATTAAGGAGGAGAAATATTATGATGGAAAAAATTGGTATGGTATTAATAACAATCATGAACGCAGCACTTGCGATTGGGCTAATTGCGGGAATGGGGATTGCCATGACGATTGCGTCGATCATCGACGAGACACCGTTTGGTGTATTTGTCGGGATCGTTCTGATCGCAATGGGTGTATTCGCATTCGCGCTCGCCCAGCACGACACAGTTTATGCATTGGCGGATACCAAAGAGGAGTCTTAACAGGCTCCTCCTAGTTTTTTCTTTTTATATTCTTTTTAAGGAGGTTCATTTTATTGGAAGATTATATGAATTATGGTTTTGACAAAGATGTATTATTATATTTTGAATGGCTTCTTGATGAATTTAAAGGAACTTACTATAGAAGGCTGTTTTGGAAACTATTCACTGTGGGGTTCATTAATTTGGAGAATGGTCCGGATGATTCGTCTCGTATTGTAGAGGGACTGGATCTAAGAGACACATTCGTTAAAGGTCACTTAGGTGTTGTGAAGTCTTGTGGGCGTAACGATGACGTTAGTTTTTTGGAAGTTTTAATGGCATTAGCTCTTAAAATTGACGATAAAGTTATGTGGGAAGCGCGATACGGTGATAGATATTTAGATTGGTTTTGGATGTTTTTGGATAATTTAGGAATGAGTAATGCTACAGATGGCAAGTGGAATCGTGATTTGGAACTTTTTGTAGACGGAAAAGTCGAGCAGACTGTATATAGGGAATATGCTGAAGATGGAGAAGGCGGCATTTTCCAAGTCGATCGACGTCCTAATAATGAAGATATGCGAGATGTTGATCTTTGGCGGCAGGCTATGTGGTACTTTAGCGAGAATATTAGGCTAAATGTTATTGATTGAGATTTTTGGAGGTTGTGTTTTATGTTTGGGTATGGATATGGTGATTTCATTATTTGTGCGGTGATTGTTGCTCTTGTTGTATGGGTGATTGCTGACGAGATTACTATTTGGAAATCATTCAAGGAGCGGGACAAGTTAAAAGTTGAAAATTATGAATTAAAAGAATCTTACATGTTGCATCGAACGAAATGATGCTATTTATATTTATGAGAAAAAGCTGGTGTTATTTTTTTTTTTTTTGGAGGTATTTTTGATGAAAAATGTGCTTATTGCGTTGGGAATTGGTGTAATTGGGCTTACAGGGGCTGTCATTTCGAGCGTTTTTAAGAAAAAAGGCGATGATGAAAGTGCAAAAATCGTCGAAACGGTGGTCGAGGAGACTAAAGAAACATTAAAGGAGGTTCGAGAGAGCATGAAAACAAGCGTTTCAGAGACAATTGAGGATGTAACAAGCGGCGTTCGTATTATTTCAGACATGATTTTTGGAAATGAGGAGACCACTAATGATATTTTAGAGTGCGCAAAGGGTATTGACGAGGCTCATCGTGAAAAATTTGTACGTGGACAGGTAAAAATGGATAATTTATCGAGTATTTTTGTGATTGGCGGAACCGGATTGATCATTGGAAGCTTCTTTATTCGTTATTTCAAGGGCAGGCGAGCTAAAAATTGGTTCGTTTCATACGCGTTATGAGGAATAAAATAGTATAGAGGTGATTTTTTAGATGGAAGAAGGAGAAAAAAATGATATTGTCGGCAGTTTGGTCGATTTATCAATGGATTTAGAGCGAATAGACAAGGAAATCAGGGCTTGTGAGGACGAAATTGAGCAATTTCAGAGAAAACTTAGGTCTTTAAGAGCTAAAAAGAGCAGAATTTTAGATGAATTTAATGACTTAAGCCGAAAAGTTGGCGAGGAGTGATCTTCTCGCTTTTTCTTTTATATTTTTTTCGCAAATGAGACACATGCCTTAATAAGGAGGTGTTCTTATGAACAAATTTATGAATGCTTTGACGAAAGTAATGTTTAAAGTTGGCGAGTTTGGATTCAAAACCTTATGGGCGGTGTGGTTTATACTATGCACGATTATATTCGTAACGGCCTTGATACCAGCGATTCTTATGGATGTGATTGGGCACAATTGCAATCCATTCGAGAAGCAATTTGGTGTCGTAGGCGCCGGGTATGCGTATGCTAAGTGCATTGTGATGCCACTTGGACTTGTAGGGTTAGATAAAATGAATCTTGGAATCAAAAACTGCGATATACAGACTTTTGATCAATGGTATCAAATGATTGAGGAGGATTATAAGAACGGCTTATAATGAAAAAGGGCTTGCGAGGCGTTTGCTTCACAGCCCTTTTATATTTTTTCGGAGGTGTTTTATGAAAGTTTTAAAACATGGTATATATTTTTCGCTGGTGGAGAACAGAATAGTACATTGCCCTAAATGTCACTGTATATTTAGTATCGAAAGCGTGGATGACATCTATTATAATGACAATTTCTCATATGAGGAGGTTGATTATATTAAGAGCATTCATACTGTTTGCCCGGAATGTAGTGATGATATTTGTTTGGAAAGTGAGGTAAAAATTGATGGTTAAAGGAAGTTATGAATGGGATAAAAGCATTGATTTGCAAATCTTGGCGCTCAAGGATGCTTGGGGAGAATATTGTAAACGTGAGTATTTAACTGGCATGTTCATCGAAGGCGGAACCGGTATGAGAAACTTTTCAAATGAGGAAAAACGAGCCTGGTTTGTCGATGAATTAGAACGGTTAATGAGAATGAAAATCGAGGAGCATAAGCAATGAATTTTGAAGTTGGGTTTTATATTTTATGTGGCGTTTGTGTTTGTTTAGTCGGAGCTCTCGTATATTTTATTTGGTCCAAGTATGTGTCTGACTCAAAGTTTAGGGTGGCTCGCGACTTGTGCCATCAGTATGTAGAAACTATCGATGAACTTAGAAAAGTTATATCGGAACTTCGTCGCAAATGAAACAGTTCACTTAATAGGCAGAGATGCCGAAATTTTATATTTTTAAGGAGGACTTCATTATGGACAAGAAGGAGAAACTCTGTATCAAGGACGTGGCGAAAGCTAAGATTGATCAGCTGAAGACATTGGTAGTAAGAAATGAAGACGAACTGCGTGCTGCAAGCTATGTTGTGGGTACTGGAGTTGCATGTGCCACAATTGGGTTTATTGCAGGGCGCATTAACGGCTGGTGTTCTGGAGTAGATGTCGGCGTGACAATCGGTAACAAAATGGGTAAAGCTGAGATTGCAGAGAAGATTTTACGTGCTACGATGGATGAAAACTCTACTGAAAATGTAAAATAATAAGTCGAGGAGAGGCTTGTGTGACGCTTGTTACACGGCCCCTTTCTTTTTGTGAGGAGGCTGCGGAGTTATGGGAAAACGGTCGACTGAGGACCTTACTGGACAACAAATCGGGATGCTAAAAGTGCTTTGTAAAGCGACGAGTCCAGTCCAAAGAAAGGGGTATCATTGCTATTATATTTGTCAATGCCTATTCTGTGGAGAGAATATTATACGTCGAGAAGACCATTTACGATACGGCAGATGCTATTCTTGCGGGTGTAAAAGACGTGGAAAAAGCGATTAAGCGTGTAAGTAAAATAGTCTAAAAAGGGCAAAAAATGGCTTAAGCGTGTAAGTAAAATGGCAAAAAAGGGCTTAAGCGTGTAAGTAAAATGGCATTAAGCGTGTAAGTAAGTGGACCAGTTTTGAAAAATACTTACACGCTTAATGGTTAAAAATAGCCAATATGCTTACACGCTTATTTTTTGAAAATTAAGCGTGTAAGTAAAATGGCCCAAAAATGGCAAAAATGGACCAGTTTTGCGAAAAATGGACCAGTTTTGATTTTTAAAATGGTCCACTTACTTACACGCTTATTTTGTTTTCGAAAGTGCGAAAAATGGCTATTTTGCGTGGTTTTTCGTATGTCAAAAATAAGCGTGTAAGTATTTTGCCAAAAAATGGACCATTTTTAAAAATCTAAAATGGTCCACTTACTTACACGCTTATTTTGTTTTGAAAGTGCGAAAAATGGCTATTTTGCGTGGTTTTTCATATGTCAAAAATAAGCGTGTAAGTATTTTGGACCATTTTTTATTAATTTTTACGAGGTTTATTAAGGATTAAAATTTTAATCTTATAGCAAATGGAATGGACCAAAAAAATGGTCCAAAATACTTACACGCTTATTTTTTGATATTTTTGAGTAAAATGTTGGAGGTGCAGCAATAAATCATGGGTTTTGATTTTATGATAATCGATCGAATAAGACAAAGTAACAGAAAAGGGGGTGGCGAACTTGCGGAACCAATATTTCGAGTAGTTAATACGAAAGACCTGATGGTCAAGGGAGGAAAGTTTTATGCGTTGTGGAACGAGAAAGACGGATTGTGGACGACAGACTTCGTGAAAGCCATCTCGCTTATCGATGAGGAGATACGAAAGAAGGCCGACGAGCTTGGTGTTGCCCCCGCATTACTTCAATGGACTAGCAACGGAATGCTCGACAGATTCTTGAAGTTTTGTGAAAAACAGATGCCGGATAATTTTGTCCCTTTGAATCAGAAAATTATATTTTTAGATACGAAGACAAAAAAGTCTGACTATGCATCTTTCAAACTTCCCTATGCATTATGCGATGGACCGACAGATGCTTGGGATGAGCTTATGGATGTTTTATATTCTACTGACAGAGAAAAGATTGAGTGGGGCATTGGAGCAATTGTCAGCGGCGCGTTTAAGAAACTTCATAAGTTTTACGCGCTTGAAGGCTCTCCTATGAGTGGTAAGTCAACAGTCCTTAATATTTTGATGGATATGTTTGATGGATATACAGCAACGTTTTCGGCAAAGGCGCTTGCAACGGCGACAGATCAATACGCATTGTCTTCGTTTTCGAATTTCCCATTACTGGCGTTCGATCACGATGCAGATTTGAGTCGCGTCGAGAGTAACGGTCGAATCAATGCATTAGTCGCACATGAGCCTCTCGCCGTCAATGAAAAGTTTAAAGGCATTTATTCGTCAAGGTTTTATACGGTGCTTTTCTTAGCAACGAATGAACCGGTGCAGATGAACAATGCGAAGACCGGTTTGGGTAGACGACTGATTGTGGCACGACCAACTAACGAATTGATTCCGAACGACCCACCAGAGTATCGATACGATAAACTCATGGAACAAGTGAAGTTCGAGTATTCAGCGATTGCGAAGAAGTGTATGGATTTTTATATTTCGAACCCGAAGCTTTTTGTAAACTATAGAGATGTCGAGTCGTTTGTCAGCACGAATATATTTTATGATTTCTTTGATTCGAAACAACTCGACTATGTAAAGCGAGATGATTATATTCCGCTTGCTGACCTTTGGGCCGATTTCAAGGTTTACAAGGAAGAGTCCGGAATCGATTGGAATATTACAAAGCTTACGTTTCGGCGTGAGGCACAAGAGTATTTTAAGGAGTTCAAAGCGCGTGCCAGAGTTGATGACCGATATTTGAGACAAGTGTTTCACGGGTTTAAAGTCGAGATGTTCAGCGAAAAGATAGGTGCGTTTACAAGTCGTAATGAAATAAACGACAACAAAGAGACGGCTAGTGATTGGCTGGATCTTGAAGAGTGGACCGAGTTTGGTTCAAATAAGTTCAATGATATTTGTAAAGATTGCCCTGCACAGTTAGCATTTGTTACAGAAGATGGAAACGAAATCCCATTTATGAAATGGGATAAATGCAATAGTGTGCTTGCTGATGGCCTGGATGTGACAAAAACACATTTTGTGAAAGTACCGATTGAGCATATTGTAATCGACTTTGATATTCGTGGTGCTGATGGTGAGAAGTCATTGGACGCCAATCTGAAAGCCGCTAGCAAATTTCCAAAGACTTATGCAGAAGTAAGTAAAAGCGGGAAAGGTTTGCATCTGCATTATATTTGGAAAGGCGGTGATCCGACGAAACTCAGTCGAGTGTATGACGATAACATTGAGATTAAAGTATTTACAGGCGGTTCTAGTCTAAGACGAAAGCTTACGAAATGCAACAATCTTGATATTTCGGAACTTTCTAGCGGGCTGCCATTAAAGGAGGAGAATGATGTGATAAGTGATGTAGTGCTTAAGAATGAGCGACATCTTCGAGCGGTGGTTCTCAAGGGTTTGAGAAAAGAAGTATGGCCGAATACAGCACCGTCAGTGGATCTTATCGTTAAGGCGTTTGATGATGCTTATACTAGCGGTCTCGATTATGATCTGAGTGATATGCGTAGTGATATTATTGCGTTCGCTGGGTCTAGCTCGCATCAAGCTATGCGGTGTTTAAAAGCTGTCAAAGATATTCATTGGAAGGGCAAAAAGCAGGAAGAAGAGCTGACGAGTGGCATACTGATGCATGAGCCTGATGAAGTCGTTGGTCTTGGTAGTGATGGCAAGATTGAGTTTCGTACGGCGGACGGATTTGATCTAGATAAACTTAAGGAACGTGAAAAAGGTTTTATATTCTTCGATGTCGAGGTCTTTCCAAATCTTTTCGTTGTGGTTTGGAAAAAGAGAGGGTCTGAGAATAAATGCGTTACTTGGATTAATCCAACTCCAGAACAGATTCGTGAGCTTTGTAGAAATGATTTGATCGGTTTTAACAATAGACGTTACGACAATCATATTTTGTGGGGAAGAATGCAGGGATTGTCAGAACGCGGCCTTTACGACCTGAGCCAGAGAATCATCGGCGCCGAAAAGGGGTCAAAGAATAGTCCGATGTATCACGAAGCATATAAACTAGCTTTCACTGATATTTATGATTTTGCGTCAGCTGTAAATAAGAAGAGCCTTAAGAAGTTTGAAGTCGAAATGGGTATCAACCACGTTGAGCTTGGCCTCCCTTGGGACGAACCCGTTGATGAGTCACTTTGGCAGAAGGTTGCGGATTATTGCTGTAATGATGTTATCAGCACAGAAGCAGTGTTTGATTATATTTACAGTGACTATATGGCACGCGTCATCCTTGCCGACATTGCGGGTGGCAATATCTACGATACAACAAACAGTCTTTCCGGTAAGCTTATGTTTGGGCTTAATCGTAATCCTCAAGGAAAGTTCAACTATCGAAATTTGGCAGACCCTGTAACGTATTTGAGTCAAGATGTTTCTGAATTTTTCAAGGAACATGTACCGATGATGGTTGAGAAGCCTTTTGTCAGAGATGGTAAAGAATCTATCTTGCCGTTTTATGAAGGCTATGAGTATAAGTTGGGCGTAAGTACATATCGCGATGTTGAAGTTGGTGAGGGCGGATATGTTGATAGCATTCCTGGTATTTGGTGGAATGTCGCACTTCTTGACGCAACAAGTCTACACCCGTCGACGATGATCGCTGAGTGTTTGTTTGGCCCAGAGTACACAACAATTCTGCACGAATTACTTATGGCTCGTGTTTATATTAAGCACAAAGAATATGACAAATTGTCTTGCGTTCTGGGCGGAAGACTTGCTAGATATGTTGAGCTTATCAAGACCGGCGTTGTTCGAGGTAAGGATTTGTCAAACGCGTTGAAGACCGTTATTAACTCTATCTATGGTTTGACGTCTGCGAAGTTCCCGAACCTTTTCAAGGATCCGAGAAATATTGACAATATTGTTGCTAAGCGTGGCGCACTTACAATGGTCGATTTGAAGAAGGCTATCGAAGAGCAAGGATACAAGGTCGTGCATGTTAAGACGGATTCCGTTAAGATCGCTAATGCGGACCCAAAGATTGTTAAGTTTGTTCAGGACTTCGGAAAGAAGTATGGATACAACTTTGAATTCGAAGCAGTGTACGAGAGAATGGCTTTAGTTAATAAGGCTATTTATATTTGCCGTTTTGCAAGCCCCGAATTCTGTGAGAAGAATTATGGGTTTGTTCCTGAGGAGAATGCCGACGATGGACTTAAATGGGCTGCGACTGGTGCACAGTTTGCAGAACCATATGTGTTTAAGACCCTGTTCAGTCATGAGAAGATCGAATTCAAGGATTTCATCCAGACAAAGTCTGTTCAGACTAGAATGGAGATTGACTGTAATGAAGGTCTTGGCGAAGGTGAACACAATTATCGGTTTGTTGGTAAAGAAGGCGCTTTTGTTCCAGTCGTTGATGGTGTCGGTGGTGGAGAACTATTTAGAGTCGGTATGAAAGCAGTCAAGGGGGTTGATGGAGATGTAGAGAATGCTTTGTCATATGACTCCGTTAATGGCACAAAGGGCTTCAAATGGCTTGAGTCTGACGTTGCCGCAAGTTCTGGTGGCATTGATATTATTGACAAGCGGTATTATACGCAGCTTGTCGATTCTGCCGTTAGCACAATCTCGGAGTTCGGGGATTTTGAAGAATTCGTGAGATGCTAATTATATTTAGGGATTGTTGGTGTAGTTGTCGCGAGGGTCTTTTATATTCTTTGAGACCCTCGCAAAATTTACAGGGCCTATTATAGAAGGAGCATAGGCCTAGCAGTGAATTAGACAGCGTACGAAACTGGAATGTTCGGCGGCGAATAGCTAATCATATGTTGGTGGAATTCCAGCATGCTGTAACGGATGCGAGGTGATACGAAAAATAAGATCATCGCCCTTCTTTTTTTCTTTTTGTTTAACGCCGTTCAATGTGGACGGATTGTTAATAAATAATTATATTTTTAGGAGGTAGCTATTATGGCTAACAATGAAAGAAAGTTTATCCCGGAACTGAGAATTGAGAATGCGCATATTCTGTTTAGAAACTTTAGTGGTGCACCGACGCAGTTTAATCCCAAGGGAGGAAAGCGAACCTTCTGCGTCATTCTTGATCCTAATGATGCGACGCTGATGGCAGAAGACGGATGGAACATCAAGTATCTGCAGCCCAGACCTGACGATGGTTATGAGGAAGCAACACCGTACATGTCGGTAAATGTTGCGTTCGGAGATTATCCGCCTCAGGTAAATTATATTTCCGGAAACACAATGACACAGCTTGACGAGTCGACCATTGACATTCTCGATCAGGCCGACTTGGAAACGGTCGATCTTGTTATCAGACCGTATTCTTGGAATGTTCAGGGTAATTCTGGAATTTCTGCATATCTTAAGGCTGGATATTTTACTGCTAAGCAGGATTCCTTTGCTGATAAGTATGCGAAATTCATGCAGCATCAGGTTGATAACGGTAATGTTCCGTTTTAAGATTTAGTCATTTGTTGTTTCAAGGGAGTTGTGTTTTAGAAAATTGCACAACTCCCTTATTTTTTTTACTCTTATGGAGGCTTATTTTATGGATGACTGTAAGATGACAAAATTCAAGGTGCCGCTTTATAAGAACCAAGCCGACGCTTTGGATAAACTTTCTAATGGTCGGGTACTAGTTGGTGATGTCGGTGCTGGTAAATCTCGTACATCACTCGCATATTATATTTACAAGGAGCTTAAAATCGGAGTTAAAACTAGTGATAACTGCTTAACGTATGATTTCAAGGATTTGAGTTGGTATGGTAAAGAGAAGAAACATCTCTATATTATTACAACGGCTATGAAAAGAGACAAGCTTGAGTGGGAAGATGAGGGTCTACCTTTTGGGTTAACATTCAATCAAGATTCACCAGTCGATATGCATGTTGATAGCTGGCAGAATATTAAGAAATATGTCGATGTAAAAGAGTCATATTTTATATTTGATGAACAGAAGTTGTCTACAACTGGTGTTTGGTCTAAAGCTTTTTTACAAATCACGAAGCACAATCGATGGATCTTGCTTTCTGCAACGCCTGGTGATTGCTACAGCGACTATCTGACTTTGTTTTTAGCTTGGGGTTGGTTTAAAAATAAGACGGAGTTTAATCGAGAGCATTGCGTATATTCAAGGTTTTCTAAATACCCAAAGATTGAGCGGTATATTAATACAGTCCAACTTGAGAAATATCGGAGATTCTTGCTTGTTATAATGCCGGATCAAAGAACGACTGAAAGAATTCATAAGAATGTTTTCTGTGATTTTGATAAGGCGGCGTACGACATTATATTTAAAAAGCGATGGAATCCCTATGACGAAGAGCCTATCGAGGATGCTGGCAAGATGTGCCTACTTCTGAGAAAACTTGTGAATCTTGACGATTCAAGGTTTCAGAATCTTTGGTATGTATTTTTAAGGCATAAGCGGGTTATCGTTTTTTATAGCTTCAATGCCGAGCTAGAGAAGCTTCGTGAATTTCTAAACGATAAAAATGTACCATTTAGTGAATGGAATGGACAAGCTCATGAGGCAATTCCGGATACTGACAGTTGGGTGTATTTGGTAAACTATATGGCAGGAGCTGAAGGCTGGAACTGTATCACCACGAACTGCGTTGTTTTCTTTTCTCAGCAATATAGTTACAAGATAGCGACACAGGCTGCTGGAAGAACCGATAGAATTAATACTCCGTATCATGAGCAGTATTATTATCATTTTACGAGTAATAGTTCCATCGATAAGGCCATCAGTCTGGCATTGAAGAAAAAGAAGAACTTCAACGAGAAATCGTTTGTTAAATTTTAAGGAGGTTTTATATTTATGGCGACAGTCGGTAAGGCTTATGAGAAAGGCAGACGAGAGGCGTTCAAGGAATGTTACGATCTGTTCTCAAAATTGATGGAGAAGAAAGCGGGGTTTATCATGCACGTTAAAGATGGCGAAGCTGTTGAATATTGTCCTTGTGATGATCTCAAACTTTTGCGTCTTTCACTTTTAGCACTTTCGCAGGAGGATAAAGAAAATGGGAAGAAAGAAAAAGTATGATAGAGTTGGTCGTCCGTCCGATCACCCAGAGATTAGAATTTGTTGGGAAGAAGATGGAACTCGGATGAGTTTCAAGGAAACGTTTAAAACTTTTGTTGATGCTGCAAAAAAGATTGATGGTAATCCAAGACTTGTTAGACTTTGCACGCTAGGACAGGCTTTGAGTCATAAGGGTTACAAATTTGAGTTTGTGGATCCCGAGTATCATCGAAAAGAAATTGATGCCAATTTGTCAGAACGTGGTCGGGATTATTCGGCGTGTCGATCAAAGTATCCAGGAATAATTTACCATGTTCCAAGTGGAAGATGGCATGTGTTTTATAAAATCGATGGCGTAAGAAAATATTACACATCTTGTCTAACGCATGAAGAAGCAGTTGCCGCACAGCAAGCCGTATGCTTTGAGAAAGGCCTTAATTGGCCTATAGGAGAATCTCACTGGTAAAAGATGCAATAAAGTAGTCGCAAACAGGAAGACTCCCTTAGTAGGAAGAGCCCTAAAATCACATTCAAATTTGTGAATTTTAGACGCTTTTATATTTTTAAAGGACGGACTGCTTATGGTAAAAGAATCAGAATTTCAAAAGAAGCTTAAAGACAGACTTAAAGAACAGTTTCCTGGTTGTATGGTCTTAAAGAATGACCCCAATCAGATTCAAGGTGTTCCAGATCTCACTGTCCTTTATGAGGATAAGTGGGCAGCACTCGAAGTGAAACGTTCTCAAGGTGCGTCTCATCGCCCGAATCAAAATTATTATATTGACAAGATGAGCAAGATGTCTTATGCTTCTTTTGTTTCTCCTGAAAACATAGAGGAAGTATTCGAGGAATTGGAGGAAGTATTCAAATGAAATGGAGATGGAATACTCACACGAAGCTTGAGGGAATGCATGCATTTCTTGGAGCTTCTAAATATCATTGGCTCAATTACGACGAAGATAAGCTTCGACAATCATGGCTTAATTCACAAGCAACTATGATAGGTACGAGACTTCATGCCTTAGCCGCAGAACATATTGCTCTCGGCATTAAGATGGCTCGACAAAACAAAACTCTTAACATGCACGTGAATGATGCTATTGGTTTTGGAATGACGCCCGAAGTTGTTTTATATTATTCACCGAATTGCTTTGGCACTGCCGATGCTATTTCATTCAAGAATAATAAACTTCGAATCCATGATCTTAAAACTGGAACGACGCCTGCCCATATGGATCAACTTTATATTTATGCGGCGTTGTTTTGTTTAGAGTATAAGATAAAACCAGCTGATATCGAAATAGAACTTCGAATTTATCAAAATGACGAAGTATATACTGAAGTCCCAGATCCATCAGTTATATTTGTTGTCATGGATAAAATAGTAGCCTTTGATAAAATCATTGCTGAAATGCAAGAGCAAGCTATGTGATAACATGCCCTGCTCTTTTATATTTTAGAATTTAAGAACAGGAGCGTGAATAAAATGTCAAAAGAATTCAAGGAAGACTTTCTTGCTCATTACGGAACGCCTCGTCATAGTGGTCGTTATCCTTGGGGGTCTGGTAAGAATCCTCAGCGATCTAGTGGATTCCTTCAGCGAGTAGATTATTATCGAGCCAATGGAGTTAGTGATACTGAAATTGCTAGACAGGAAGGCATGTCTACAACAGAATTCAGAAAGCGCCTCTCAATCGCTAAGAATGAAGAGCGCAGATCCGACTTTGCAATGGCACAAAGACTCAAGGATAAAGGCATGTCCAATGTTGCTATCGGCAAACGAATGGGTCGCAATGAGTCTTATGTAAGAACTCTTCTTAAAACGGGCGTTGAGGAGAAGCTTAACCGTCTTCAAGTAACTACAGACATTCTCAAGGATTCTGTTGACGATAACAAGTACATTGACGTAGGTGTTGGTGTTAATCGACACATGAATGTTTCTGATACCGTATTGAAGAACGCTGTAAAACAGCTCGTCGATAGTGGAGAATATGAGACTGTTGAGATTAATGTTCCCCAGACGTCGAATCCCCATCAGTATACAAATGTCAAGGTTTTAGTCAAGGCTGGAACACCCAAGAGTGAGATTTATGACAATATGGATCATGTCCGTATGCCTGTCGAATATGTTCGGGATGATGGAGACGGCGATAAGCGAGTAAAGATCAATCCACCTGTTAACATTGATGGTCATCGTGTCATGGTTCGATACGCAGAAGAAGGCGGTACTGAGAAAGATGGCGTTATGGAGCTTCGTCCTGGTGTAAAAGATCTTAATCTCGGAAATTCAAGGTATGCTCAGGTTCGCATTGGACTTCAAGGTTTTCAGGATGAATACCATCCAGATCTCGACAATAACAAATATTATCTTAAGGGAATGGCTGTTTACGGAACTGAGGAGGACTTCGCAAAAGTTCCAGAAGGCGTCGATATTATATTTAATTCCAATAGAAAGCACGAACGCCTTGTAAAGGACATTTTCAAGGAACAGAAGAGTGATCCCACGAATCCTTTCGGTGCCGAGATTACGAGACAGAATTACTATAAGGATGATAAAGGCGAAGATGTTCAAGGTGCTGTGAACATTGTGTCTGAAGAAGGTAAATGGGGAGACTGGAAAAAGTCCCTTGCTTCTCAGATGCTTTCCAAACAGCCTGTTGAGCTTGCTAGAAAGCAGCTTAATCTTGCCAAAGCAGAGTCTGACGAAGAGCTTGAGACGATTATGTCTCTTACCAATCCTGTCCTTAAGAAACAGATGCTTCTTCAGTTTGCTGATGGTTGCGACTCTGATGCAGTAGAACTCAAGGCAGCAGCTCTTCCTCGTCAGGCTTCTCATGTAATTCTCCCGCTTCCGTCAATCAAACCCACAGAAATCTATGCACCTAACTATGAAGACGGTGAAGAAGTAGTTCTCATTCGTTATCCTCATGGTGGACGTTTCGAGATACCCCGCCTCAAGGTCAATAACAAGAACAAAGAAGGTATCGAGGTTCTTGGTAAGAATCCTGTAGACGCGGTTGGCATTAATGCCAAGACTGCTGAGCAGCTTTCTGGTGCTGATTTTGACGGCGATACGGTTCTCGTAATCCCTACCAGAGGTGTCAAGATTCGTAATCAGGCACCGCTTGAGGAGCTTAAAGACTTCGACGCTAAGGCTGTATATGGTCATTATAACGAAGAGGTTTGGAAGCAGGCTGAGAAGTCCGGTGAAGCTCCTCCTTATCGTCTGATGACGAAGAAAATGAAGGGTAAGGAAATGGGTTCGGTAACGAATCTGATTACTGATATGACTCTTCTTGGTGCAGACGATCACGAGATTGCTCGAGCAGTAAGGCACTCTATGGTAGTAATCGATGCTGAGAAGCATAAGCTTGACTTCGATCAGTCTTATATCGATAATGGTATCGCTCAGCTTAAAGAGAAGTATCAGGGAGGGGCTCGAAAGGGCGCTGCCACCTTGATCTCCAAGTCTACCTCTGAGGAGAGAGTGGTTAACCGGGAGCGAGCTAAAAAGAACGGGGGTATTGACCCCGAGACTGGCGAGATTGTATGGGAAGAGAAGCCTCGATACTATGAAAAGACTCTCTATAAGGGTACTCCTAGAGAGACGACTCGTATGGAAGTCGAGAAGCCTATCAAGAGTACAAAAATGTATGAAGTAAAAGATGCTTATGCGTTATCTTCTGGTCATGACATGGAAAATGTGTATGCTGATTATGCAAACCACATGAAAGCTCTTGGTAATAAGGCACGTAAGGCTTCCCTTAGTGTAGAGGACCCCGTCTGGAATAGAGGGGCTACTACCCTGGCCTATAAGGATGCTATCCAGTCTCTCGATGAGAAGCTCGATACAGCACTTAAAAATGCTCCTTTGGAGCGTCAGGCTCAGATGATAGCCAGACAGAAGGTGAAGACCAAACTGGATGCTAATCCTGAGTATAAAGATGATCCAGATCAGATGAAAAAGATCCGGAATATCGCCCTTAGAGAGGGACGAGAGATATCGGGAGCTGGTAAGAAGCAGATAGTTCTTAGTGATCGCGAATGGGAAGCGATTCAGGCCGGCGCTATCTCTAAGACTAAGCAGGAACAGATTTTTAGGAACTGCGATCAGGATAAGCTTAAAGAACGAGCCATGCCGCATAGTGATTCTGGGATTACTCCTGCAACGGCAAATAGAATCAGAGCCATGCTTGACTCTGGCTGGACAACTAACGAACTTGCTGATAAGTTTGGTGTGTCTACGTCCACGATTAGTTCGATAAAGAAAGGTGGTGAGTAAGTAATGGGCGAACGGGCAGTCTTTGTTACCACGATCGACAACCCATATGATTACTTTGAGGATTTCGATAGTTGGTATGAATATGACACAAGGATGGGCTACAATACTTGCTCACTTGTTGATCGGATTGCTCAAACTTCTTTGGAGATGTCAGATCATGATTATGTACAAGAAGTTGAGCGTGCTGTCGATAAAATTTGTAAATGGAATTTGCTTGGTCTTTATAAGAAGATCGAGACAAAAGAAAAAGATTCTGTTACAAATTAATTCAAAAAAGAAAAAAAAACAAAGAAAAAGTTTTTGACTTTTCTAAAACTTACGAAAAGTTGATATGGCATATGGTGCTTACTATTTTTGGTACCGGGGAGGGGGTCTTTCTACACCCCACCCCCTGCTATATCGGCGCCTTCTCC